CATTTCTGACTTTTCTAACTTTGCCTTTCCACCTTCATATAGCTCTTCAGTGTTTCCACCCTTTACTCTTAATGTAGTTGCCTTGTCTACCAAGAAAGCATTGAACTGTGCAGTGCACCATCCATCCTTCAAAACTCTTATAGATAAATCAACATCCTCATTATATCTAGCTCTCCATCTAAAGGGTATTTCATTATTAATTAAAATAAATGAATATAATTTTGTATTAAAGACAACAGGCGGTAAACGATCCATTGACTTTGCGAAGCTCATATAGTTTGGACCAGATAACGCCATATTAGTATATCTATCACTAAAATCTTCCATGGCTCTAAACCAACCCAAGGAACGAATAGGAGATTTTTTATTCTTATTCAGTCTAAAGAAATCGTAGATATTATCATCTAATATCCAGTGACGTTTAGCGCCATAAGTTTTGATAGAATGATCCCATGCAAAGTTACGTGCAGGACCAGATCCTTTACTTTTACTGAAACCAAGATCATCACAAGGATCATAGTCTACTTGATACTGTTTATCTAAAATGACAAACTTGCTTCTGTCGTGATACTCAGCATACTTTTCTATCTGATCTTCTTCTATGACAATATGATAATCTGCACCAAGTCTGTTTAGAACTTCCACAGTCTTGCAGTTGTCCCAACGACTTTTTGAAAGTACATATATAGGATATTTATTTTTCATTGTGGATTATTTACCCAATAGATTGTGTTTGGTGGCAGGAACCCATGAATAAACCAAGCGTTACCAAACATAGGAGACCCACCACCTGTGAAGTCCACACGATTATTATAAACCAATGCAGACATGCCATAGTCCATGAACATTTGTCCACGTCTTTTACCTTGAAATGATGCTACAGGTAAGAACAATGCAAATGGCTTACCTAGATCATAACAATGTCTGATAAACTTATCTTTTATACTGTAGGGTGGATTTGTAATGACACCATCATAGACATCGCTCCTCTCACAATCAAAAAAATCCCTATCATCAGACCCAACCATATTATAGCCGTATTTGTGAAATCCGTCAAGTATATTCGAACTCTTTCCACTCGTAGCTTCGTAGTATATTTTATCTTTATCTAAATATTCTAGTAATGGCAGAACTTGATCTGATGGTGTATAGCACTCATCACTCTCTGCAGTATTAGAAAGTTGTTTCAGAATGTTGAGACTAGTCATCGTCTATCCACCGAAATCCACCAGTACCACGTTCTAGTTTAGGATGCCAAATACTTTTTGTCTTAACATTAACTTTCTGTCCAATCAGTTCACTAAACTCTTTGAGATCTTCTTTGGTTCGAAAGCGAACCACAATTTTAGCATAAGGCTCATCTTTTTCTTGAATGAACTCAGGCATATGTACCCATTCACGTTCAGCAAAATTACCTTTCTTATCCTCGTCAGAATCCAAGAAGTCAAGCAAGCTATTCATTTTATCACTCCATTCTTATAAGCATACTCTAGTGCTCTATCTGCCTCAACCGATAGCGGTCTGTTTTCATATCTATTTCCTGTATCTATGTCCAATTGCCTTATCAACTTAACTATTTCATTTGCAGTAATAGGATATTGCTTACCAACAGCATTGCATGCTATGGATACCATAATCTTATAAATCATAGCATACCTACCTGTATTGTCTATCCCTGCAATACTTTTGAAGTCACGCACAAGGCTCTGATTCACGAATGGGCAGTCTTCATATGATGAATAAATTATGTCTTTATTATTCATTTTATCTTTACGGTATTCTAATATCTGTTTCTGCCACTCTTCAGGCAAACGATCCATAAAGTTCTTACTATCTTGTTTATCATTGTATTCCCATTTTGACATCAAGTCAATGGGGTTTATATAAACACCGCTAGTATTAGTAAAAATAAAGTTGAAAGCGTCATTGTACGTAGCAGGGACATAATACATTCTAGATAAGTCTTTAGTTTGTTTATCTCCAATCGAATCGAGTTCGGACTGGAGTGCAAACCAGAAATGTTTGATATGCTCTCGTTGCACAGTTCCTCTAAGTGGGAAGACAAGCCTAAACTTTGGTAAACCATGTTTACTGCTTGCAGTAGAATAGCAAACAAAATAGTACTTACCATAAGTGCTAATAAGCTCATCTCTTAAATTACCTTCAAATTGATGATCGTCAACATCAACAGCAGCCCACCCACCCCAATGTAATACATTTTTGTTTGCCCTAGTTGTGCCAGTCTTATACACAGCAGGAGATATAAGTTCTGCATTCGTTTTTCCTTCTAACTGTCTTTCTGATAACCTATACAAGAACTTTTCAAACTTATCCCACTCATCAAAATCTAGCTTACGATGAGTTTTATTATCAAATTGGTTCTCGAATATCGTAACTGCGTACATGATATAGGTTCACTGTTCTTCTATGTATTAATCCATCATTATTCTTAGTATAATACTCGAATTCTCTCACAAAGTCAAGGTTGTTTTTCCAATAGTTTATTGCCCTTTGTTGATCTTCAAGTTCCATATTATCAATCAACACAACGGGTATCTGTAATATTAATGCAGATTTAATATCTTCTAATACGGTGCCAAATGTATGACCACCATCTATGAATATAACATCATAGAAATTAATTTTTTCTTTTGTTCTAGATTCATCTGAAAAAGAAGCATCAAAAGAGAATCGGTTTCCATACCTTTCTTTTGCTTTCAGCCAAATTCTTTTCAATTCGAATGTGATCTCTTTTGGGTCATATGATTTGAGATTTGCATTAGGAAAAGCTTCTAAGAACCAAGTAGCAGAGTGTCCTTTGTTAAACCCAAACTCTAAAATATTTTTAAAATCATAATTGTTTTGAAGATAAGTGAACATATCTGCGATGGATTGGTCTCTTGGCAAAGAGGCTTTAAAACCTCGCCCTTCCCCAACAAACTTTTTTCTGCTTAATAATCTCATCCAAAAAAATCCTCTAAAGTTGCTCTAGGTTCAACATCCCAACCTACTGCATCAAGTATGAACTTTAATGGTTCGATGAATGTTTTCTCAAACATTGTATCATAATCTACATAGTTATGTAGCCCAAATTCTTTTGGAAGTATAAGTGGAAATGAAATAATATTTTCTTTAATAGGGTTCGGTTGTTTTAAATACAAGAACTTTATCTTCTCGCCATTCTTGATAGTTTCGTACTTACGGTCAAGACTATTATCCTTCACACATTTATTATATAACAGCGATCCTCTGACATGTATGGGCGTTCCCTTTGTATATACGTCACGTTTGTCAGACCACTTCTCAATATCACTGACGCCACGTGGGAATGCTACTAGCTCAGGCGATAAGTTCTTAAACTCTTTTCGAAAATCTGCGATAAATTTTTGAGTGTCTTGCTCCGTACCTTCGATAATAACCTTGAATATCTCTTTAAATTTGTCACGTACAATCTCAGGTGTGGACGACTTGATAGCTTCAATGCCCATCATCTTAAGCTTTGGTGTAGCGTATTGAACACCTTCATTATTGTGTACGTTTAGAATGTAACGTTTCTTGGCGGTCCAAATACCACGGTCAGCAATAGCTTCACGTGCCATAACCATACGTGGCTTGAATGCATTCATCTTGTCAAAAAGTTCTGCATATGCTTTCTCTAGGACTTTTTCGAAGTGCTCTTCGCATATTTTGCTCAGTGCTTTTACAGGGTCATTAGGGTTTAGCTTATTAACAAAATCACCGAAATTAATATAAAGAGAATCGGTATCGATAGCCAATACATAATCTTTCCCTTCTGTTTTGAGAATACGATTCATTTCTTTGTTTATAGCGTTTTCTGCCCACCTAATAGACAACTGACCTGACAAGGTGATACCTTCAGCAATACGCATATCAAAGTAACGAAAGTATTGATTGCCTAGCGCACCATACAAAGAGTTGAGCAAAATCTTAATAGCCATTTGTCTATTTTCTAGGTGATTAATTTCTCGTTCTAACTCTACGGTTTTATTTCCTTCATATGCCTGTAGAGCGAGTAGCATAGACTTCTTGATTGCACTACGCTCTTCATAGTAGTTCTCAATAATCTTAGGTAGAATACCTTGAAACTCTTTCTTGTAGCAAGAACCATTAGCCGCAACGGAAACATTGTCGTTTGTGGCAAATGGCTTGTCGAGATAATAATCTACGCCGTGTGGAAATGTCCTGTTGTTTATAAGGGTCTCAGGCGACATGTTGTACTGAACAATCAAATTAGGATATAGACTGTTTAAGTCAAAAGACACAACCCAATCATGAGCACCGACATAAGGATCTTTGACATAGCCACCTGGATAAGAGGATTTAGCTTTATTTTTGTTTGGTGGTACAACTATATTTTTAGCATTTAGTTCACGGTAGATAATAGAGTCCCATATGGCTGTAGTGCCAAAGGTGTCGCCATAGTTAACCCCACCACGATATGCCATAGTCATAGCAAGAGTAATCAACCCCATCTTTTCTTCTAAACGCTCAATCAGTTCAACGTCACGAATGTTGTAGTCAATGAATTTTTGGTGATCTTCTTTGTATAGCGTGTACAGATTACCATGTTCTTCATAGGATAGTTTGCGTTCACCCAACACCACATACGCAATGTGATCTAGTTTATAGGACTCCTGTGCACCATAAGAATAACCAAACTTTTGAAATAAATCATAGTAGTCGAGTTGTTGGACACCAGTGATTTCAAAGGCGTCCATTCGCTTTCCCTTAATATGCAACTCACGCTGAGATATTAATCCCCATGGAGAAAGACGCTTTACCGCTTCCTCAGATCCAATTCTCTTAATCCGATTGATAAGATAGGGTATGTCGAAAAGACGGACATTCCAGCCAGTAATTACATCAGGACAATTTTTTGTCCACCACTCTGTAAACTTTGCAAGCAATTCAATTTCATTCTTACAGTGTCTATACTGCACGATCAAATCATCTTTGTAGACATTTTCTGCATCATAAGCATCAAGACCCCACACATGGTACACATCACTAAGACTTGATTTGAGCGCAATAGATATCACAGGATGTGCAGCATCTTCAGGGAAAGGAAATCCCTCATCAGATGCAACCTCAATATCAATGTTGCACACATCAATCTTACTACGATCAAATTTTATTTCGGATGGAAACTTGTCAGTAATAAACTGTTGTATAAGATTTTGATTTCCATATACATCTAAATTGTCAACGTCTTTATATTTTTGCAAAAACTCTTTTGTCTCTGACATAGAAGAAAAAGAAATTTCTTCTAGTTGCGTACCATCCAATGCTTTATGCTTGGCGTTTGTTTTATTGGATGGTAGGTATAGCTTTGGTTGAAATTTGTATTTTGTCTCTATTCTTTTTCCATAATTATTCACACCACGATACAGTATAGAGTTACCATATCGATTGACGCTAGTATAAAAGTTCATATAGCCTCCAAACTTACACTTAGCTATTATAGTATAATTTATCTAGAAAGTCAATATATTAAAAAAGGAGCCGAAGCTCCTTTAATTTTTACTTTTTCTCTGATACAAAGGAATACATTTCCTTTGCCTTTTCCATAAGGTCATCCATTGAGTATGATTGGATAGCCTTCTGAAATTCTTCGGCTGTTGCCTTATTAGTTTCAAACTGTTGTCTCCAGAAATCAACATTCATATGATATTGTTGATCCATGTAGTCCTTTGCAAGTTTAAGCATATCTGCACGGATTTCGAATGGATTCTTATTTGTCATTTTATTTCTCCTGTGTTGTGTGTGACCTGAGGGGCGGTTTCCCGCCCCCTGAGCTAACTAAAGCCTTCTCATTGTAAAGTATTATTTATAATATATCAACGATTGTTTTGTAGTTTCTTTAATTCCATCATAACATTCTTAGCTTGCTCATGGTATCCCATTCTAGTAAGCTCTGATGCTGCACGAGAGTGACCAACTACTAATGTGAAACGCTGAACTAATTTCCATGCTGAAGATAGCACAGAAACCAGTTCTTGTCTTAGTGACCACCACATATGTGTTACTTGTGCTACCATTATACCCATCCTCTCAGGTTTTGATTCTGATAAGCGATGTATCTGATATCACCTCTATGGATTCCGATATCTTTTAAATCCTTATCAGACAAAGCCATCAATTCTTTGTATGTTAGGCGCTGTAGTTTATTTTCCTCATGTGCTTGTTTTAATGATTTAAAGAACTCAATGAACAGTTCAACTGTTCTCGTTAAGTAGCTGTGGGCTACCAGTACTGCTTGTGTCATGTTCGACCTCGTTAAATTTTCCAATTGTAATTTTACGAGGACGCATTTCTTCAGGGATGACGTACTTCAGTTCGATTGCAAGTATTCCATCCTGAATATCTGCTCCATGCACTTTTACGTGCTCAGACAGACGGAACGTGCGCTTAAATTTCTTCGTGCTAATACCACGATGAATAAACTCACGACCCTTTGATATATGCTCACCTGTTACCGTCAAAGTACGATCTTTAACTTCAACAGAAAGTTCATCCTTTGAGAAACCAGCCACAGCCATTTCGATCAAATAGTCTTGATCTGATGTCTTGATAATATTGTGGGGTGGATAATGATCTTGAGCAT